TTACAGTGCGCCTGCGGGAAGCAATACTTTCAGCCCCACGACAGCACTTGTTAATTTAACACCGTCTCTCACAACAGTAACACCAGGTACTATTGCAAATGGCACTATAAACGTTGCACCAGTACCAGTATCTCCTGGTGATCTTTTACTAATGGTGTTCTCAGCTACTGCAACAGGAACTGGTTCCCTAGTCAATACAGTACAAGGTTTCGGAAGTGCATCAATAACTATCGTATAAGATGGACAATAAGTAAGTGCATTAAAGCGAGGTTGATTGTGGAAGGCTATCCCTTTCATTTAACCAATTATAGAAAGGCACTGGACGTTCTTTAGATGTGGTTTCTTCTATAGATAGTGATTTATTAGGCTTCAAGTTAGAACGCTCTACAGCCTTACTATATGCCCCTACAAATACAGCTCTTAATGTACTTGCAATTGTTAATGTACCGTTCGCAATATCACTGATTATGTTAGCTAAAACGTCTTTAGCGTTCACAAAATCACGTATACTGTTCATTTTTGTAGCTAATATGCAATTGTGCCGTTGATCTTTTAAATCGTCACGTAAAGGCAATGAGTGCATGAAATCAAACAGCATTACCTGGTACTCATTCATGTATTCCTTACGAGCTTCTTTTTCAGCGTGAGCGTTATTATATACTTCTTGTTAATTGCTTGTTTTTAAAAGATTAAAAGAGTTAAAAGATAGGTTTTCAGATTGTGGAGGGCAAACACTACTCTCACAAGGCTTTTCAGCATTTGAACCCTGGGACATTGACGGTGAGACATTGTAAGGCAAGATGATATAAATGCTTGCACCTTGTCCACCTTTGCTTTTTTACAGCGTTTCTTTCTTAATGATTCCTAGCGATTCCAATTTTGAAATAGCACGATAAACTGTCTTTGTGCTGATCTCCTACGCTGCAGCAATAGTACTTGCTTTTAAGTGACATACTCCTGGATACTCCAATGAATGTGAAGCAAACTTAAAAACGATGGCACGTTCAGATTCAGTCAAATCATAATAGTGTGTTGCCATGTGATCCTCCACACTTTTGTCCATATCTGCTATTGAATCAAATGTTGTGTATGCTGCTAAATATTCAAATGCCATCGTTTTCACCTCGCTTTCTATTTCTAAATTAATTACAATTCGCTTCCGCAATCACAACAAACTGTAATTGTCTCCAGTCCATTTGCAACTGGAATTGTTTCATTGTTAATGTGTTCGCATTTCTTTTCAGCAAACTTTTCTTCTACAGCTGCTAATCCTTCGTCGATGATACCCAAAAGTTTAGTTGCATACTCGACAACTTCACTGGATTCGTCGTACTTGATAGTTCCTTTCAAATAACCTTTTACGGTAGATAATACGAGTGTTTGCTCTAATAAAAATCTAGATCGTTCTTGCTCGAGTTTGAAATAATTATTCATTGATTTCCCTCCTATTATCCGTTTAGACGTTTTTCCGTCTAAACGTCTTATCGATATTCATGTTATATACGTTTAGACGGAAAGTCAACTATTTTATTTACGTTTAAACGGAAATGTTTTATAATAGAATTAGGAATAATAAATGAAGGAAGGTGAATATATTGGAAATGCGAGTAAAGCTAAAAGAGGTATTAGAAGAACTGAATATGACTCAAGGTGAACTAGTCAAAATGACAGGACTAAGGCAAGCTGTTGTAAGTGAATTAGTGCATAACCAACGAATGAGCTTAAAAAAAGAGCACATCACAAAAATTTGCGAAGCACTCAACATTAAACGTATAGAAGATATATTAGAACTTGTGGAAGACAGATAACTGTTTCGGTTGTCTGTTTTTTTATATGTACTTTCCGCTCCAAATTCCCTAAAATGTAAATGTAAAGGAGGAATTACATATGAAAAAATTAGTCTACATAGGAGCTCTGTCGGCGTTATTACTTGCTGCTTGTGGTGAAGAAAAAGTTGAAGAAACAGATAAGGCTCAGGAAGAATTAGATAAAGCGAAAGAAAAAGAGGCTGAACAGGCCAAAAAAGAAGCTGAGGAAAAGGCTAAAGAAGAGGAAGAACGAAAAGCTAAAGAAGCCGAGGAAAAGGCGAAGTTGGCAAAAGAACAAGAAGAAGTTGATAAAGAAGAGCCTACTACCGCTGAAAAATCGAAACCCATTATTAATACATCTGTTTTTGAATACGCGCAAGCCGTTGATGTGACAGATGCCATTGACTTGAACAATCATGTTACACTGATTATCAGTATGAGCGAAGCTATTAGTCCTGGTTTAGCAACGCAGCACGTCGTGAACCAAGTGTATGATTTCGTACAACAAGTCGATGTAAAGGGTGCCAAAACTATCGGAATAAACGTTAAACAAGGCGCTAATAAAATTGCGCAGTTCACTGTTTACACAGATAAACTCGTGCCCAATGACGATGAACCTATGTCTGACGCTGTGATTGTGGCTTCCGAGATTGAATTTATGACGGATGAGGTGAAGGCTTTCGGCAAAACAATCGGTTCTTGGTAAACACAAAAAGGTCACTCAAACGAGTGGCTTTTTTATATATTTTAGCACAATAGGAAAGGGCCATGTACATCATATTTAAAAATTGGTTACGTTGCATTGCTTTAATTAGTTGTTTTTTCATCCTATGCACCTCTTCGATAAGAACATTTGTTTGTGTTAATATTAGAACAATCGTTTGTGTTTTGGCAAGAAAAATTTTAGAAACGCAAAAAAGCCCAGGCTCAAAATTAATTGAGTACCCGGGCCTACTTTTAGTTATGCAATACAAAATGAAGCATGATGACATTCACGCATATCTTCAATTCTATATTTCTGTCTATTAATTGATGTTGTCTGAAATTAATCAGTTCATGTTCTTCTACATTAATAATTTTCGATAAACTTTCAGTTGATAACATGTAATTCGTTATCAGATCATTTAATAGTATTGTTGTTCTTTCTTTTGCATCAAAACTTTCAAACCCAAAATTTAACATAGTTATTTTATTCTCAATTTTTTCAAATTGTTCATTTGAAATGTTACCTTTATTATTCATTAAATTTTCCAAATCATTCATTGGTAAATCTAATATTTTCGAAAGTTGTTGATGATTGAAATTAAATTTTCCAACTAATTCTTTAATATTTTCTTTAATATAATCAAATTGTGATGAGTTGGTTCCAAAAGATATTTCTACATTATTCTTATATTCTACCATAATATTACACCCCTTCATTTATTTATGCAATTCTATACACTACATCAATATAATATTATATACTATTTTTTGTAATTAATACATATTTTATGGAGGTAGAAAATGAAGAAATTATTTTCACTAGTACTAACTTTATTATTATTTATTGGATTGATGCCAACAAATAATGTACAGGCTGAAGAATATCATGAGGATTACTCTGATGAGCTTCTAACATCAGTTAGTATCTCAATTTATGAAGATGCTGAATTCTTAGAGTATGAAGAGGAACCACAATCTCCAGAAATCGAAAATTCTGAAGAAGCTTTACCTAGTTTTTCTCCATTTCTTGCTAAAAAGAAAGAAATTGCTACGGTGAATTTTGGTGTTAACAAAAGTAATAAAATAAGTTATAAAGTGGTTATGAATAAAGGTTATAAATTTAAATCTTTTTCAGGAGCAATAACTACAACGGACATTTCAAGTGGATTATCTCAAGGAAGAAAAGAGATTTCTGGTCAAAGTGGGTCAGTTCAAATAGCTAAACTCGATGGTCATTCATTCCGTTCAACATTAACTGGTGCAGTTACTACTTCAACAGATTATGGTTACAATCTGGGTGGAGCTAGTATTATGTGGACATATAAGAAATAATTAACAAAAGGTCTGAGTCTAATAAAAATAGCTCAGACCTTTATTTCTATTTACTACGTTGTGCAATGATAAGTTTCAAACCTTCATAATCTCCGACCGTCATAGTTCCAGAATCAAATTTCTCTAACCATGACTTATCAATCAACTTTTTGTCTACTGTTTGTTTAATGTGGTCACGTACTGCAGCCTCTGTTGTCTCATTCGAAAATTTCATTGTATCATCATCCTTTTCATTTTTATTGGTAAACCAAGATAACCGCTTAGAACCGTTAAGAACATTCAAATCCACATTACCTTTTATGCCTGTAACTGCCCCACTTTCAGTGTATTGCCATAAATCACAAGCATAGTTAGGCTTTAACCCTTGTGCGCTAGTACCGCTATATCTCGGAACCCATAGGAAATCATAGTTTTTAACAGTATCCATTTTGTAAGGCTTGTAGAAGTGGTGTCCTGTATATAGCCCTACTTTGACGCCTTTGTCTTTTAAGTAATCCACGAATGCTTGTGTGCCCTGCACTATGTTTTGCACGTTTGCCCCAAAGCTTTCTTCGACATCCACAACGTAAAACAATGGATTGTAACCTTTTGCACGTTCGTAGAAATCTTTTGCTTGCGCCAATGCCTCGGTCTTATTTTTGAACGTTACATAAATGTATACACCGAATGGCACGTTGTATTTTTTACAACCTTCGATATTTTGAACATACTTACGGTCGATTGTACTTGTACCATATTGAGTACGGATGATAGCTAGGTCAACTTCTTTACTTGCTTTTGACCAATCAATATCTCCTTGATGATGCGATATATCAATAATTTTACCCATTCAATTCTCATCCTTTCTTGGAGCGCCATAATTGAGCGCTTGTGAACTGTCGGATGCACCTGAAGTTGTTGGGTCGATGATAATACCAAGCAAACCTAAAATGCTTAGAACTGTCTCTGAAATAGCTGTAACTTGGTCGTTGTAAATTGTAATATCGATATTAAAAATGCCCGCTATTTGATTCGCAAGCACAAGTAGTAATGCAATTAATGACACCCAAAACTGTTTGTGTTGTAAACGTACTTTCCAATTAATCTTCATGCTGTACACTCTCCTTTTTATTCTTTTGAATACCTGCAACTTTTTCTAACACAACGATTCGCACTTCATGATTATTGATGCGCTTTGCAGATTCTTTTGAGGTTTCGTCAACCTCATTTAAATGTTGATTTAATCTTTCTATGCCATTAGTTAAACTAAGTAGCGTTTTATTTAGATTGTTTGTAATGCGCCAAATGAATAAAAGTCCTGCAATTAATGCTGATACAATCGGTAACCAATTGTTAATTGTTTCGACCACTGATCTCACCTTCATTTCCAATATAAAAGCCCTCCACAGATGATTGTGGAAGGCATATTCCTAAAAACATTTGAATATTAAAAAGCACCCTCGATTGAGAGTGCCAAGAATTATTCTTTATGTCTTTTGAAAAACAATTTGATATTTGTGTCGTTCTTTGATTCTTCCTGTATTGCAGAAACTAATTCCCACCCATCAGAACCGTTTTCGTTTAGAAGATTAATTAATGATTCATCAACATTCGGAATCTGACGATCATTTACTTTCGGTATAAAGGTAAAAACTTTATATTCCCAATTCATATAATTCCTCCTTTCGTCTTTACCATAATTCGACAAAAGGAAAGTATTCCCTGCTATTTTAGACATAAAAAATAACGCTAGCTTATGCTGCGTTTCTCTTAAATCATATTAATATTCTCACTCTGGGAAAGTACATTATACTTACCGCCTTTAATTTAGTGGCGGAATAAATTCATACGTGATCTTCATAACCTGTTTATCAGTCTTTGTAATTGGATTAGCTAACAGTGCGCGAGAACCGAACATACTCATCTTTCTATGCATGTACCCAGAAGAGAATAACCAACCATCATGAATTAATAGAACGTTATTTTCAGTCATTCTCCAAGCCTTAGCACCTTTAACGAACCAACTCCCCATAATCATACCATCTTCAAAGTAACTAAGTTGGCCTTTACTGTATGATGGATCAGTAGTTAGAATAGGCTCTCGGCGTAATTCATTAAATGTCTGATCAAAGTACATTAATTCACGCGCAGATGAAGGATAGTTTGCAACTACAAATTCTTGAGTTTTTTCATTATAAAGTATACCTCCGGTGTAGCCATTACCAAAGTCTTTAACTTTAGTTATTTTTCCTGGACTGTCAAGGCTGGCCTTTATTATTGTGTAAGTTGATTTGTCGCATATAAAGTAGATAAAGCCATCTACGATACAGCTTTGTTTAATATCAGAATAGTTTGAGAAACCTTCCCAAGGAAACTTACCTAGCAGTACCCAATCGTCAGAGTATACATATACACCTGAAGATTTTGCAACGTAGTACTTATTTTCTGAATGTGACACGGCATATGCTCCTGATAAAGGTGCAAACCCCTTATTGTTAGTGTAAGGTGCCCTACCGTCTGGTGGGCCAAAATAGACACTTTTAATTTCACCATTAGCGGCATTAGTAGGGAAATCAAATACAAGTTTTACATACCCCCAACGGTTAACTGTTTCTGCTATATTAACTGTACCTCTTAGAGGATCAGCGCCTGTAAATACCTCAGAAGATGACGCCCATCCAATAGTGTTACCATTAATAAGCCACTCTTTAGACGGATCCTCTGGATGCGCTGCGTCAGTTAGGATTATTCGACCAAACATATCGTAGTATTGATATAGTACCTCTTGCGAATCTACTGCTCTACGATAAGTGAAGATGTTATTAATAGCTGCTGCGAACAAAGTTGTAAGTACATCGTTTGCAATAAAGTTATGCTGCCCGATTTCCTGTACTAATTCACCAGTAGAAGCGTCAACTAATTCTATCTTAAGTTGTCCTTTTGCATGCAATGCAGGCAAGTCAATTTTCTCTATCATAGCTTATCCTCCAATACAATGCCGTGTGATGTAATAACTTGACGTGGTTCATTAGTGACCTTCTCTGTCTTCATAGCAGGTCCTAAAGGAACGCCACTAGCTCCGCCTGAACCACCACCATTTATAACAGCGTTTGCTACAACTTTATTCCAGTCATCTTCAGTTCCTTTGAAGCCAGCAGCAACAGCAGCAGGATAAGAATTGTCACCCTTAAGTGAATTTAGCCATTCTTGCTCAGTGCCTACAAAGCCATTCTTAACCGCAACTTGGTAAGCTGAATCCCCAGGATTCCCTTTCGGACCTGGTGGACCTTGCTCTCCACTACCACCTGAAGTTGTTTGAGGGACAAACTTCTCACCATCCCAATATTGCGGTATGACTGCGCCAACTGCATCACGGATTAGCTTCTTTTTTGTAAAATCAATATCTTCGCCACCTGGTACTATAAAAACTTCCTTTACATCATCCCAACCCTGACTAGGTATAGGGCTTCCCAATGCATCACGGATTAACTTTTCTTGATTAATTTTCGTCATATTATCACCTTCTGTAGTTTGCTAATGGCATCCGTTTGCACTTCACGCTTTTTCTTATTGGTGAAAAACGTAATCTTGGATACTCGCCTTCTTTGATTTTCCACACATTTTCAAAATCCCAACCTATATAATTCTCCTGTGTTTTCATTTGTGCTGTAGTGCGAGCTTCTGGAAACTTAGGATTCCCTAATATAGGTTCCCAATAGTTTTCCCACAATTCCCCTGAAATTGGTTTAGCTCTATAAAAAGGAGGATACCGTTCTGGAGGTTCTGTCCAATCATCTCCCCAATAGTTATAATCTTGATCACCTTGAGTTTTAATACATACATAGATATTCTCGTCTGTCCCTTTGACCAAGGCACCTCCACCATAATCGTTATACCAAACATCATCTTCCCAACTGTAATTAATTAGAGTTTCAGCATCGCCATAACAGGATGTCATCTCATTCGAATCGTTAGATGCTAATAAAAATAACATCCCAATACTCCACTTATCAGTTATTAAATTAGTCATATCACCAGTAATTAAACCAGCAGCATAGCAATTTTTATATTTACTTTCAGATAGATAAGAATTCCCACTAAAAATACCACCTCGCAAGTAAGTGGTATCCGGTGTCAAAAGTAATTTAGTTACAGTACCTGTAGCAGAGCAATTTTCATAGTTAGTACGAGCACAACTTCCACAAAAACAGCCGACATTGTAATAACCACTCACATTCGCATTAACTACTTCCATTTTCTTTATATTAGCTCCTTGTACATTGCCAAATGCTCCGCCAATTGTACCTCCATTAGTATCATTTACATCAGGCTCACTAATGGATATATTTTCAACATTTGCATTCCGTAGTACTAATCCAACTAGTGATCCACAAGATGCATTTTCTTTATTATTTAATACTGTAGGTGTAATTAATCGCAAATTTTTGATAGTGCCACTACCATCAAGTAAACCAAACAAACCAGCCTGAGAATGTTCTTCATTCACAATATTCAATCCATTAATATCAAAATTCCCACCATCATATGTCCCCCAAAATGGCGGCGTTGAACTGCCATTGCATATAGGGTCCCATGTACTGCTTATTGTTATATGTTCATTTTGCTTATAATGAAATTTTCCATCTAAATTTTTTTTATCAATGTCCCGCAAATCTTGTTCAGTTTTAATTAAAAATGGGTCATCTTTTGTACCAGTTCCACCACTAAACATAATCCCCCTCTCCTTCTTCTTCCTCTGTCCCCTCTTGACACACGGCTTGTACACTTATATCTACATTTCCACTTTTCAGTCCTTTTAATTTAATTTTTACTCCTATATATTTATCTTCTGCATCATCTTTATTTAATTCCCATAGTGCTACTATTGGCTCTGTTTGTTCTACCTGGCCAATCCCCGTAGTCACACTAATTACTTCATCATAGGAAGTTGTAAAAAGAAAATCAGCCCCTTCACTACCTACTGATACAGTTTCCGACTCTAAATAATATGTTGGTCCAAGTAAACCAGGGTCAACAATCTCATCATTTTGTGCTGTAAATCTAATAGCATACCAAGCTTGCCTGTGCTTTGATGAGTCAAATTCTGATGGTGGTTTTTCAAGAATGCTAATAACAATGTACATCACATTTTTGCGTGGGAAAGTCCAGTCCTTTATACCCTCGTATGATCTGTTAGTTCTTATACCTTTACTGCTGTAAGTACGTATACCAACATAATAAGAACGATATTTTCTTAATAACGTCAAGCGTAATCCGTTGTGTTCGAGTAATGCTGTATAAAATATTTCTGCTTGGATGGCATTTAATGAAGGACTAGCAGGTACTGACACATCATTTAATTGCAAACAATTTACTTCTCCAATACGTAACTCGTACAGAGGTTCAAATGGTATCTTTTCGAAAGCAACGCCATACACCACATTCTTATGAACAGTTGGATCAAATTCTGAATTTGGAACTTCTGAAACAGAAACTACTAAGTATTCTGCATCATCACGCGGCAGTTTCCAATTGGGCAACTGATCTCTTATCGTTTCGTAATCGTACACAAATGGGGCACCATCAGAGCTGAACGTCACAATAGTTATTTTATAATTACTAAATTCACGCCTTAATGATAATTTAATACCTCCGTACTCTTGCATCAGATGATAGTTTAACTTGACAGAAAAATCATCAAGCTCTAGATTTTCACCTTCTGTGTCAATTAACAAGCTACTGTTGCCTAACATGTTGTTCTTACCAATTTTAAATTCACGTAACGGGTCAATATAAACTTTATTGAATTTCACTGCATAATCTCTTACTTTGTGAATCTCTGGATTAAGTTGTTCGAGAGGCACTTCACTTATGGTAATACTGATTGCTTGCATTTTAGGTTTTGGAAATGTCCAGTTACTCATGACGTCAGCTATTTTCTCAAGTTTGTATTCTTCATATTGATTGTCCTCATACCACTCACTGATGTACACGTGGTACCTACTGTATTGGGGCTTAACCTTTAAAGACATACCTTTTAGTTCACCTTGGATATAATAATCAATAGAGGTAGATATATTGTCAGGTAAGATTTCTTCCTCGCCAAGTTCGATTCCATCAAGAGCCATACAATTGATCTTGCCCATTTGCCAGCTCTGCAAAAAGTAATTTAAGGTAGGGTCTTCTTTCTCTTCATATCCCTTATCTTCATTCATGATATTCACAATATCACGTATAACCTGCCCTACATCCAACTTCGGTACTTCTTTAAATAAAGGATTATAACGTTTACCTACGATACGTTCCGTTGCATCAATGGCTAAATCTGTATCAATCATGCGAACGGTATCCCCTAGCTCAGCTGAAGCGATTTCTTGCTGTTGAGAGCCAGACATTTTACTAAAATCGATAATGTCTACTTCATGTGCATATTCAAACGAAAAGTTTTCATCTAAATCAATTTTTTGAGTAATCGATTGAATGTTTTTCCCAACCTCTAACATAAGGTCATTATTGGCACCACGTCTGTTATGAATCGTAATGACAAACTTGTTATATTCAACTTCTAACCCATTTTGGCGTGCAAATTCATTAATGCGACTCCTACCACCTTTAGCGCTTGGCCTATAGTAATAATAACCGCCTGCTAAATCAATAATCTGAAATCCGTTCATTCCCCAGCATTGCGAAATGATACTCCGTGGTGAACCCTCATAAAATTCTTCTTCATCTTCTGCTACAAAGGGCGCTTCCGATGGATTATTTAATACATAACTTACATGCTCAAGCATCAGCTTAATTGCTTTACTTCGATCACGCTGCTTGTCTACCCCAGCAATAATAAAATAATCCCCATCCATTTCCACTAAATTAGGATAGTGTAAAAAGGAGGGGAATATATTTTCAGCCATTTGTATGTCAGCAGTGTATTGGTCATTGATGACTTCATAAATCTCTGCGTTAATAACATTTTCAAGCGTACCGATAAGCGATAGATTGCTATGATTTAAAACCTTAATATCGTAACTCATACAGCCACCATATCAGGTGAACAACGGAACGTTGCCCAAAATAACCCGTCATCCACGATACGCTCAAAATCTTCACTAGAAATAAACTTGGCCATGTATGCCCACTTTGAATCTTCATCAAAAATTAATCGCTCTTTCTGTGATGATTTAAAATAACCACGCAAAGCCCGACAAGCATCATAATAGGTTTGACCTGGCAACGGTGTAAGTAGGAATTGTATGCGAATTTCAATATCACTTTCACTATTATCAGTTACCACTACACTGCCACTAACCTCTGGTAATTTTATAAATGAATCACTAAATTCACCAAAAAGGGGCCTTTCGGTGTCCATAACCTCAAGCCCAAATTGTGAACAGTGTATTCCTTTAAATGTGATGTCACACATACTATTTCCCCCTTCGATCACGTTGCTGCTGCTCATAAATTTGACGTGTAATTTTCTTAACATCAGCTTCTTCGCGAATAATAAATTGTGCGCCTTCTAACATGCGTTCATAATTATTGTGAATTACTTGCGGTTCTTGTTGTCCTCCACCAGATGCATCAAATATGGCTTTACCAATTGCACCTAACACTCGCTCATTAAGAGGTAAAATGGCTTCTGGACCAGCTTCTCCTACCCCGTGCAATCCATTTCCTGTATTAAACAACGTTGGCTTATTAAATACGCCACCTTTTGCATGCCATTGAATATCGATTTTAGGAAGCCCTTCGCCGAACCAATCTAACGGATTGATAGAGCCCTTAATACTAAATTTCGGCACTTTAAGTTTCGGCCAATTAAAATCGAATTTAAAGAATCCTTTTATAGCATCTATTGCTTTTTTAACGGCATCCTTTGCTTTGTTTATTGGTGTCTTAATGGCTGAATAAATAGAATCCCATTTTTCTTTAACCTTCCCAAGCAAATCACCGAATGAAAAGAATCCTTTGATTTTGTCGACAACAGTCTTGGCTATATCAGAAATTTTTGACCAGATATTCGAAAAGAAGTTGGAGACACCCGTAAAAATTTCAACTGTCTTACTTTTTATTGTGTCCCAGTTTTCGACAATCGTTTTTACTAATATGCCAACTGGTCCAGTAACGACAGCAAGGATAGTTTTCCAATTTCCCCTCATGAAGTCGGCTATAACGCCACCAGCTGTTTTGAAAATACCAACAATAGAATCCCATAAATCGGTGAAGAATTCTGCTATAGAATCCCAGTTTTCAATAATTAACGGAACGGCTATGGTTAACGCAGTGACCGCGATCCCAATTGGGCCTGTTAAAGCACCAAAAGCAATTCTTAAAGCTGGTAAGATTTTCGAGGCTAGATTCGTAATGACCGGAATGAGCTTATCTAAAATCGAAGCAAATCCAGCACCACCCTTACCACCACCAAATAAGGTGGTTATGGTGTATATCGCTGGACTGAGTGCGGTGAATGCCCCGACTAATGTTCCAATAGCACCAACAACAGCTACAATTATTGATGTTAAACCAGAATGCTCTTTTGCAAAACTAGCAATACCCGATACTACTTCAGCAATAACACCTAGCAACGGATCAAGTGCTTTTTTTACATCCGTGGCTGCTTGTCTCAACTCTGTCATTGGATCAGTATTTAGTTCTTTAGTTTTGTCATTGACATCCTTTTGACCTTTAGCAACTTCTTGTTGACTAACGTATATACCTTTTAATATCTTGGGAATCTTATCTCCTTGGTCCTCATACATCGTCCCAAAAAGCTCTACACCAATTGTCTCGCGTAGTGTTGCATCTTCAATAGTATCTAACCAAGCAGCCATTTCGGTGAATGCTTTTGCACCCTCTTCTCCGCCTTTAGCTATCGCTTTGCCGAATCCTTCTAACTTAGTAAATAAGGCTTGTACAGCGGCACTGTCAGGTGGGTCTTTCGCTATCGCTAACTTTTCGGCATTCATGGCTTTAAATGAATCTAATTCAGCTTTGTGCGCTTCTCTTACAGCATCCATTTCATCAGACAGCCGTTCATTTAAAGCTTGTTTACGATTGTTTTGTTCTTCTTTAAGTGCCGATAACTTTGCTTGACTCACTTCTCGTAACGCATCAATCTGTGCCTTATTAGATTCACTAAGCACCTTTAATTCCTCTTGTTTGCGTTGTTGAAAAGCTTCTTTTTGAGCGTTATGTCGTTCTTGTAAGGCTGCTTTTTCAGCTGCTTGCATTTCTTTTAATGCATTTTTCCGCTCATCAAATCCACTTTTTAACGTTTCTTTTTCGTTTGCAATTTGCTCTGAAAGTTGTTCTTTTCGAGTCTCAGTCTCAGTTTTAAGCGCTTCTTTTTTAGAATCCGATGCTTCTTTTACCGAATCCTTTTGACCTTTCAAAACTTCAATTTGTTCTTTGCGATCTTCTCTGATTTTTTCAAGACGTAACTGTTCTTCAAAATTGCGTAATTCTCGCATTGCATTCTGCCGATCAGCGTTCGTTTTCGCATTATTTACACGTAAGTTTAGTTCAGCACGTTTCTGTGCGTTCTCTTGTTTCTTAATGGCTTTATCTTCAGCTTCGGTTTTAGCATTTAATGAATCTATTTTATTGTCTAAGGCTTTTAACTGATTATATTTTTCTTCATCAATGAGCTTCATACGCTCTTTGTACTCTTTGTCTATGAGCTTTATTTTTGCTTGAGAGTTTTTCTCAAAAATTTTCAGCTCTTCTTGTTGCGCCTTTTCTAACTGACGTAACTGTTCTTGCTGATTTTTAGTTAATGTCTCAGTTTCAGCAGTTAATCTTTTTTCCAATGCTTTTTGTTGCCGTTCATAGCTTTTAACCGTAGCATCATAATTAGCACTTAATTTTTTTTCGAGTGCTTTCTGTTGTTGGTCATAACTCTTAGATACAGCGTCATACTCTCTTTGAAGCAGTTTATCTAAAGATTTTTGTTGTTGAGCATGGCCCTTGGAGATGGACTTCTCTCGATTACTTAGCGATTTTGCTAAGGCATCTTCTTGTTTAGAAAAGTTGGCTTCCATCGCGGAAAGTTGTTCATCTGACATTTTTTGCGTATCCCCAACAACATCACGAATGGCATCCTTCATGGATTCACTCAAACCGCGTCCCATTTCAACAGCACGAATACGACCTTCTTTTAAACCATCTAAAAGGTTATCGATGTTCCAAGATTTTGATAAAGCTGCATTCGCTAAAATTGTTTGGATCTCCTGAGCATTGTAGCCCGCCCGTTTTAGCTGTCCGCCATATTCGCTGATAATATCTAATTGTTCTGGAGGAAATCCGATATCAAGTAAACTATTAACCAATTCAATAGCTTCTATATTGGAAATACCAAGTGCGTCACCAATTTCGTTTGTTTCTTGGATCAATTCTGTGAAATCGATACTAGCATAAGACCTTGTTATTGTAGCAGCACCCTTAACTACTGCCATATTCGCTTCGTCAGTAGCATCAGCATTCAACGCCCATTGACGACGTACTCCTTCAAGTGCAGCCTCTTCGTCCCCTATTAGTACGGTTACATCTTTTATTGAGCTTCTTACTTTACCTAAAGATTCTTCAGGTACATTAAATGACAAATTAATCGAAGTATCGAGACTGGCACTAGATAATGCTGCCGATACTGCTGTACTTACTCCAATAGCCGCAGTCGCTGCACCTGCCATAGACTTTAAGCTATCCGCAAGACCATTCACTTCTTGTTCAGCTTCATTTGCTTCTTGTCCCAATCGAGCTAAATCTTGTCGAACTTGTTCAACAGAAGAACCGCTGTCTAACGAACGAATGGATGCTCGCAACTCTGTTATATCACGACCTGCGTTTAATGATGAGCGCGCGATTTTATCGAATGCAGTATCTAATTCTTTTGCACTGGCAGAACCATTTTGGATAGCTCTTGTTAAATCTCGCCCCAATAAATCAGAAAAATCACTAACCGATTGGCCAGTGACTGAAAATAAATTTTGTAGTTGTCGTAAAGACTCCGTTTGATCAGCTTGAGCTTGTTTAGCACGTTGTAAGGCTTGTTCTGTTCCTGTGATGGCATTTGCTGCTTGTTGTTCAGCAATTTGATTACGTTTGAGCTGTTCCTCAAGTTTTTTTGCTTCCTCTGAATTTTCACCCCATAAATTTTTTGCACGTGCTAAAGTTGCTGTGGTTTCTTCTGTTTTACGCTTTGCCACTTCATAAATTTGTTGTAAACCACTCATTTTTGCCTCTAGCTTTTCAGTCTCAGAAGCATTGTGTTTCATCTGTTCTTGTTGGAGTTTCATCTGTTGACGTAATGATGTCGTTTCTTTATTCATTTCCGTCATTGATTTATTAAATTCTTGGTTAAATGCCTTGAAGGTTATTTTGACTTCGTTATTATTGTTAGCCATATACTCACTCTCCTATCAGGCTATTACTCCACCCATCAAACGCCAGTTTATTCGCATAAATACGCTCTACTGTTGCGATTGGACCATGCCAAAAGGTTTCTGGGTCGATGCCTGCTATTAATACGTAGAGTGTGTAAAGGTCCTCCACATGCTTGATAACTAGCTTTGGTGGCGTTGTTTTTTTTTAGATTTTTTCGTTTGTTTGTGTAAAGCTTTAGCAAACTCATTCGATTCATTCAATAATCCAACAATCAAATTGGCATAAAGTTGGATTGTATCTGTCAATGGATAATGGTACATTTCTAAAAATTCATCAAAGGATAATCCAAGATTTTTATTGGCGCCAATTGCAGCTAGATAAATAACAGCAATTAATTTTTGCTCATCAAAAGCGTTCAATAACTCAAGAGAAGCTTCTTCATCAGATTGAGTAATAAGTGTTTCAAGTCCCTTTATTTTCAGTAAATCTTCAAACAAACTCGATTCTAATAGGCCTGTATCATAACCTTTTTTCACGGCAGCGTTCGTTAAAAAGGCTGGGTGTACTTTCGTGTTAACAAATCGCTTTTCAAATTCACCTTCCACTTCTACAACTTCTACTTCTTTTAACTCGACCTTTTGAATTTTCATGTGATTCTCCTCCATCTATTCAAAAATAAAAACACCTCCATATTTGGAGGCGTTGAATTGGAATAAAGTTTGATTAAAAGTAATTCTAAAAATCATTTTTTATAGTAAATGAAAAGAAAGCATATTGAATAAAGATTGGTCAACATGCTTTCTTCTTTGTTAATTTAGTATTAAGTTTTTATAAAAAAGTTTAACGATTTTTTAGTAGCTCTTCTTCAACCAAAGCATCCGTTAGTTAATTAAGAACAGCGACGCTTATTCAACAATCGCGCCTGATTGTGGAATGACCTTAGGTTAAATCTTATCTAAGGTAAATTTATGATTTTATTATATGCTGTTTTCCTCTACGAAATTAACAACAAACTCCTTAGCATCTTCAAATGTATTGTTATCAATCAAATCATAACGTATCTCGTACCATCTATCTTCAAACTGTATTTCAAATGCATACATTTCATTTTCTCCAAGTCCTTGAGAATAAAAAACAACCTTGTCCTTTACTTTGAATTCTCCATCATAATAAGGTTGTTTTTCCATCATTCCTGGGCCCATCCAAATAGTGATGACAGGTATTGCTTTGTATTGTTCATCAATAAATGCTTCAAAACCTTGTTGAACACCGCCAATATTTAATCTTTCATCCGTCTTCAAGGAGTAATCAACATATAGATTACTTAATTCGTCAGTGAATTCAAAATCACTGTTATACTTATAATGAAAGCCTGCTTTCCTTATAACATATTTAGGATGTTCGGGTATATGAACTTTGAGATTCATTCTTTCTTCCATTTGTTTTTCGATTTCTTGTTGAGGTGTCCTACTATTCTCAACACCTGTAGTTTGACATCCTGCTAGAACAATTGACAACAAAATAATGGTCGTTAATAATACGAAAACTTTTTTCATAGAAATGATTTCCCTTCTTTAATTCCCTATTCTAGTATAGTTTATAAGAATGCGTTAAAAAAGAAAATTAGCTCATACTCACTTATTAGATTATACCGAAATAATCCAAACGCTTATTAAACTATTCTGCCCCGTTAGCCATCCATGTAGCGCAAAAACCAGCGCTACACCACAGAAAATGAAAGATGATTAAGTTCTTTCATGGGAGTTTAAGTACATTTCTTCACAATCTTCACATTAAATTCAACAAATATCTAGTTGAAAATCACCTCTAACTAAAGAGATGATTGTATCAATCTTTTTTACAAAGCTACAATAAGCGTTCAATTAAGGTGTATCTGGTTCAGTTTTCTCGACTAATTTTCGTGTGAAGTTTGTATGCCAAGTTTCCGCAATTTCTGGATCTTCTAACTCAGCTGTAATCGCCTCATAGTAGAATTGGCCATTTGCATCAGCAACTGCACTAAATGCTAGTTCCAACATCGCTAACTCTTCTTGGGACGTATCAATGTTGATGGTAAAACCACCAGCATTAGATGCTTTAGGGAATGCAATTAATTTTGTGAGGTCCTCAAATTCATCTACCACATCAGCTGTAAATACAAAGTCTTTACCTAATGAATTGGAGCCATAACTATAGATACCAGGCTTTAAATCCTCATTAGATAAACCGAAATAGTCACGTAAAACTTGTACAGGTACATGGACACTAACTGTTACATTTAGCTTTATTGTCACGGTTTTTTCCGCAATTATTGCACGGCCACATTTTTTCGATAAAACGGTTGTCTCAGGTTCAGATGCGATCGTACCTACACAACCAAATTTTGTACCTGGTTCTTGTTTGCCTCCTTTCATAAATTGAATCGATGCGTTTTTGATATTCCACGCATCAAATTGCTCAATTACTTGTTTTGTCATTATAAGCCCTCCTCTATTAATTCTTCTAATGCGCCATGTAATTTCTCTAAAATTTTAGGCGTTGATTTCTGTAATGAACGATCACTAAAATGCTGTGACCAGGGATTCGAAGGTCCTCGACCTTCATCAGGGAAAACCAAGTATCCAAAACTACCTTTTTTATTGGCGGCTCCTCCCTTTGTTTTCACAACAAACCCCAAATTATGTTCCTCACTTGTTGACCAATTACTTTCTTTCGCATGTCTCTTATTGGCAACATTTGAAACGGGTAAAAGATTGGACATTTCTTTTGTAGCAATCTCAATAGCATCCGTGTGTAGAACTTTGTTAATGGCTTTCTCAGCCCGACCCGGTAACGCCTTAATTGTTTCTTCCAAAGAAGTTAAATCATCAAATTCAACTAGTGACCTCATAATTCAACACACCCAGTTACAATTCTGCGTTGATACAAAAACACAATTCTATCAACATAGTTATCCGTATCTTTTCTTTTTAATCTTTGTTTTTGGGTACGTTTCAAAGACATGCGAGGTAAGTTAGATAGTTCTGTAATAATATCAATCGTACGTTCGTCAATGTCGTCACGGTTTTCTGAATAGTAATAGATAACTACATCTTGACTGATAGACCTATTATCATCATTTTTATTCATGTCACCTGTTTCATAAACAAAGAAATGATAGTTCTTTTTCTTAAACTGAGTTTCTTCATCCTCTGCTAGATCATCCTCAAAAACAGGAATATCAAAGGTGTTTAACGCTGTAAGTAAAGCATCAATCTGTTCCTGCATCTTGATTTTCGTTTTGCTCATGTGCTCCCACCTCCTGCAAATAAAAATAAAGATACATCTTTTCACGGTCACTATCTACCTTTATGACATCGTACTCTATGCCTTCTACAATGACTTTCAATTTACTTTTATCAAATTTGCGTAATTGAGGAGGACAGAGCGTGCGAATTTTCAAGCTCAAAACAGCACTTAATACTTTTGCCGTTTCATAATCTTCATCACGACACGACATCTCTTGATAAGCAAGCCGACCTATTGGAACAAATTTTTCACCGATTCGTTTCCTCTTCGCGGACCGCCCAGTTTCCTTTGTGCCATATTGAATATAACCATCGTTTAAAACATCACGGATCTTCTTGTTCACCATCAACAGCCCTCTTCTCTAAGGCGACATGTAGTATTAGACGCTTGAGTTCATCTGCAAAGTTCTTCTCAAATTCATCCGCTGCATTATTGTAAACATAACGGCAACGCTCGAGTAGTAGCTCTGTTTCCCATTGATCCAATTCAAAAGAAAAAGCCTTACTCGTTAATTTTTCTAAGTAAGACTTTGCTCTATTAATGATACGTTCTAATTCAGCATCTTCATCATCCCAGGTAATTCGTAAACGACCTTTTAATTCTTTAAGTAATTCAGGCATGGTTATTCACCGCTTTTTAATGCATTTTCAGCTTCAATAGCTTCCTCTTTACCTTTTACTTTAGTGCCGTCAGAAAGCTCATAATAGCCTTTTCCTGTGTGCTTTGGAAACTCTGACACTTGTTCTTTTGTTTCTTCTTGTTCATTGATTAATACATCGGCAAGATAGATTTTTTTATACTCAGGATGTACACCCGTTAAAAAATACACACGTTCCTCATCAGCCATATAACCTTCAGCTGGATATGTGTCACCAGCCTTATACATATGGCCATCATGTTCAAGCGCTTTAAATGGATTTACTACTTTTGCTGTAATCATGTTCGTTTCCCTCCCAAATTAATTAAGGTGTGTCTGGTGTATTTGTAGTGGCTGTGTTGTTGATAGCCATATTTGTAATATCAAATACGATGAACGAATCATTATCAAGTGGACGACCGTTTGTTAATTGACGAGTTAAATATAAACGTTGATCTTCAATTAAACGTAATACGTCAGTAGATTCTAATTTTGTTTCACCAGCTACACCCATGAAATAATCTTTCGGTTTACCGGAAATCATTGTGTTCAATGGTACAGCTGGCGATTGAATGATTTCCAAACCAGGAATAGCAAAATTATTATGTGTCCAAGAACCGTCATCCCGTTGTTTTGCCCCATATGCAAATAATTTTGTCGCATAATCGAACGGGTTAATGATTAATGATACGCCCGTATAACTACGTGTACCGCTTTTTGTTGTTGGTGCCAATATTTTTTCACCGATTTCTTGAGGTGTGAAAACATCCAAAGTTACTTTGTCTTTATCTGGATATGCGCCATCCACAATAGCACCTGCTAAATTTTTTATCATACCGATCGGTTGTTTTTTACCGGTCCCTTTAACAATGACATTTTCTAACTCTGTTGAAATAACTTCTGTTAAAAATGCACGTACATAACGATCTAACCATTCGGGTCCAAGTTCGAACATTGCTTTGCAGACAACTAAAAATCCAGAAAGTTTATACATACCTTGCTCGATTGTTTCAAATCCATGGTCAACCATTTCTTTGATTTCATCGCATACATCTCCCCAGAAGGCTGTTGTTGCCCCTTCCTTACGCACTACCCATTGCGTATTTGCACCGACGCGCTGAAAATTAACGCGTGACAATAATGGATGGTCCATTGCTAAATCTTCGAATACACGTTCATATACAGTTGGTGGTACAAATGTAGATACACCGTCAAATGATTGCACATCAATTGCAGCGTTATAAAATTTCTTCTCCTCTGTCGTCAATGTACGTATGCCTCGTGATGCTAATACAGCATTGTCCCATTGTTGCTCGTTTGCACGATTGGCCTCGCGGATTGTCGTATTCATTAAATCTTGGAAGTGTAGCATATTACTTTCATAATTCTCAACAATTCGAGCTGCAACTTCGTTTGGATCAGCGCTTTCAAATGCTGCTTTTAGAGCTGCCACTTGAGCTTCTTTATTTTCGATAACTTTTGGTTCATTATCTAAATTTTTAATACCTGTCATATAAATGACCTCCTGTTTTTGAATAAAATAAAAACGCCTACTCAATTGAGTTGCGTTGGAATTTTGTTAAAATATTTTGTTTTGGTGATGACTCTTGCTTAAAACGTGCAAGGACACTATTTTTAAATGCTTCTGCATCTGTTTTGGTTTCGTCGTCATCGGCTGTGTCTTTCACAATTGAAGTTGAGGCGAAGCCAATTGCAATAGCTTCATCAGCAGTAAACCATGTCTCATTATTGACCATCTGCTCGATTTCTTCACGCTCTACTATTGCCTTCGTCATATAGATGTCTACCAAAGATCTATCGAGCTTAGATAATAACTCAGCTTCTTTTTCTAAATCTTTTTTAGTTCCCCAAATACCTGTAGATGCTTCGTGAATCATCAACATTGATCCTGTATTCATTACAAGTTCATCCGCTGCCATCGCTATAATAGATGCTGCAGAACAAGCCCAACCATCTACAATAATTTTCACTTCAGCATTATGATCCTTCAAGCGATTGTAAATTGTAATACCGTCAAAAGCGTCACCGCCAGGACTGTTAATACGAACCGTAATATTGTCAGTCGTTACATCTTTTAATAATGAATCAATATCACTTGCAGAAATAGAATCGTACCACCAGCTTTCCCCAATGTCGCCATAGATGACAATTTCAGTGGTGGACGCATCAATTTTTTTTGCGGATAGTTGCTTTTTAATTTCTGGAATTTGTTCAGCATATTGTTGATTTTTAAATTGCTTTAAACGATTTTTCATGTTAAGTTTCACCCCCTTTCAATGCCTGTTCAACTGTTTGATAATTTTTAGTAATATGTCTTATATTCGCAATTGGATCATCTACCGTTTCGCGCCCCATTTCTTCAAAAATTTCATTTAGCGTAAATCCGATTGCAAACATTTTATCTAATGCGGTTGCTAGCTCTGTAATGTCCGATACTTTGATTTTCGACGTATCAATCTTTAAATACGTGCGGTTTAAATATTCTTCTTTGGAGTAAGCCTTGCGATTAATTTCGTCCTCCATCATCTCGGCAGGCGGATTGATGGCAAACATAATTAAGTTGTCCGTTTGTTTATCGATGTCCGCTAAATCACCTTTGAGTAGACCACGTGGTACATGAAAAGCCATCGCCACATAATTAAAAATGTCATCTATAAGATTACTAATGTCTCGACTGTCAATCGTTAATCCGACTTTAGCGTCTGACATATCTTCAAGTTCAAAGCCTTCTTGTAGTTGGAAAGCAACGCTTTTCTTATCTGGATCAAACCAATTTTTCAATTGTGTTTCAAACATATCGTCAATTGCTTCTTGCGTTTTATCATCTTGCGGTCTTAAAAAATCACCTTTTACTAATACACGCTTATTATTTTTAAGCTTGTAGTAACTCTTAGCTGCCTCAATCATTCTTCCATGAGATTCATACAAATCATTTATGACAGATAGTATTTTTGTATCCGTCAACTTCAAACGAATGACTTCGGATTCTACAAATGTCTTGTCCATCGTTAAATCACCAATTTGGATACCAGAATATTTATTCTCATAGAATGCAAACTCTTCCACATTAAAGCTATCAGCTATATAGAAGTTGTTATTCTGCATAATAATTAAACAATCGCCATCATAGATAAGTTTTCTGATTGCTTTATGAAAGAAAGCAGTCGCATTTTGATTTTGGTTTGGCTGCACATTTAAAGCGTAGTACATGTTTCCTCTGTGTGCTTTACCTTCTTTGAATGTCTTAATTTCACATCTTGATAAGGCATTAGCGATTAAGTTTACACATGTTTCTACAGCTAGTTTCTTGTAATAATACTCAGCTGACAGTTCATAATAGCAATCTTTTAAGCTTTCTAATTGGCCGTTTTTAAAGAATCGCTTCACCCATCCCCATAAACTCAATATTCTCACCTCCTAATAGCTGTATGTTTTAAATGCTTTTGCTACATTTTCTTTTGTGATAATTCGCTTTTCAGTTAATAAGTTTTCATGCTGCAGCGCGTGCAAGAATGCAAAAAAGCCGTCAGTCTTTCGTAATTCCGGCTCAATTTTTTCATAAGTAATATTTCCTTTTCCATCTCGTTTCACATACGTATTCCACGTATACCAACGCATCATGAAATCATCTCCCCACAGTATCTTTTCATGTGAGAACATTTCTTCAATAACTGGCTCTAATATCGTGTGAGTTAGTGAACCTTTGCGCGCCTTAATAAGATCTAGCCCATAGTCTTTAAATTTTTCTTCTAAATGAGCAAATTTTACATGGTCCGCTGCAACCGTTTTTATCCGATATTTTTTCGACTGTTCAAGGAACCAATTAGCGATTTTTTCTGGACTATTTGTTTCTTCATAAATAATAGTGGCTAGTCCTTGTTGCACCGCCAAATCAATATCAATTTTAAAATCATACAACTTTAAACTACGATGATTGATAAATGTATGATGTATCCAAAAACGTTTTCCTTCATGTTTAAATAGTAATCCTACCCCTACAAAATCACGTATATCTGCATAGTCGACGCCACCGATACATTCTAATCCTTTTAGGTCTGGCAATGATTTACTAGCCGCTTCTAACTTCGGCCAATCCGTAACGCCATTTGCAGACAACATAAATGGCATGTTCATACGTTTCGTAATAAATTCAATTCGTAAAGAAGGTCTAGTTTTTAAATTATCATACTCTAGCAGCATTTCTGATTTTAAATGTGGTAAAAAGTTGATTCCTGGATTCGCCTTTTCCCACATGGCCACATCATGCATTTCCTCTTCATCGTCAAGATGTGCAAGAAACGGGAACATTCGCGAGTTAGGAAGCTCGCCTTTCAAAATCATATCTGCTTCAGCTTTAAAATCATCGAGTACACCACCACGTACATATCCGTCAGTTGTGATATAGATACGTCTTCCCAGTGGCACTTTACCAAGAGCTGAAGTAAATACTTTGATATTGTCATACGACTCATACTCATGGACCTCATCAAAAATTATCGCACCTGGACGCAATCCATCCTTTGTTTTGGCATTATTCGTATGATAAGTTAATATCGATTTTGATTTTATATGCTTTATTTCTTCTTTGGTCCACTTAAAGTGTTTCTTCATCTTTTCTTTACGATCATCTAAAATGTCGTATACATCATTAAACGAGGTTTTTGCTTGTTTTTCAGAGGTTGCAACAATGTCAACGTTATACCCTCTGACGCCCTGCTTTGCTATAAAGTATTTACTGATAGCAGCAATAAAACCGTTTTTGCCTGCCCCACGTCCCCACATTAAAAAGAATTCATTAAATACTAATGTCCCATCTTCATAAAAAAGTCCAACCATACATGCCAACACAAATAGCTGTGCTGGATACAGTTTGAATGGGAAATAGCGTTCAATAAATTCCTTCGCTTCTGTTATTTCATTCGTTTCAATACTTACATTTGGCTGTTGCAGCTTACGATCCACTAATTCTACAAGCAATTTGACATTTTCAGATACGATATACTTTCCGCTTCTGACACCGTTAATATAATCATCGATGTAAGGATGATATTTATAATTCGTCATCTTCATCATCCACATTCTCCATATCCGCTGCTTTCAATCCCAGTTCAGCGAGTATGCGTAACATTTGTGCGTTTGTCTTATTCAATTCAGCTACGCTATCATTCTTCTTTTCCACGTACATGCCAGGTACAACGACACCTCGTTCATTAATATCCTCGATTAAGAGGTTTTTAACATCCCAAAGGGCCATATAATCATCGACTAAATCAATGTAATATGATTGATCAAGACCTCGCAACTTGAGTTGATCTTTTAGATCCCTTTCAATTAGTAATCGTAATTTATTATGACTAGGTACTAATTCGATGGACGGTGGTGCATCGACTATCTCAACACGCACACTTTCGTGTGCACTATTTTCCTTTTTTTCTTTCCAATTGTATCTTTTATACCATGACTTAACTGTGTTTTCTTTCACACCATATTTTTCAGCAATGTCCTTATATTTCATGCCTTTTAGCCAATCTTCATACGCCATTTCATGTTTCATGCATCCTCACCGCCCACCTTCCTTCATGAATATTTATGCACGCTTACATAGGGTGCAATTACTACGTGGAAATCAAAAAATATTTTCTCCCATGAACCCTACTCGTTGAATGAATCCCTTAATAAATCGGAAATTTTTTGACCGGGGGGTATTTATTTTACGTATTTCAAATGCTGATCAGCGAAGTCAATGATGTACCAAATTTCTTCAGCCGAAACTGATAACAGCTCACACGTGAATCGTATTTTATCAGTTGAGTTTAATTTCTCACGCACTTTATCAATCGTCATGTGCTTGCACTTACGAGCATTAACACAATCTCTTATCTGTTTGTATCGATAGTAAGCGTAACGAATAAAGGCATTCAGCATGTCTCGCTCATACCAATCACGATACTCATTTGTAACTGCAACATTGATAACATCTGTATCATATGTCCATGTGCCATCAGTAAGTTGCATCCCTACCACCTCTCGTCATTTGTATATTTATTTTTACGTGTTGATTCCAAACGATCATGTACTTCATTGTGGCATTTAATACATAAACATTGTAAGTTATTTAGAGTCAATGACAGCTGTGGATGCGTCTTGACTTCCTTCATGTGATGAACGTTCTCGGCCTTATGATAGCGACCAGCTGCTTTACATAATTGACATTCAAAGTTGTCACGCTTTAATGCTTCTTTGCGTAAAGACATCCACTCATTTGATTTATAGAACTTCATAAGCTCACCGCTAAATATGAACGAGATGAGCTCTTGCTTACGTGCTTCTTTAATCATTGTTCATCCCTCCACAATTCATAGTCTACTCGCAAGATCCATTCGATACATCCATCGGACTTCATGGCATAATAAAAAGCCACATAAAGTAATATGACTATTTCTAAACTAATTCTTCAATCTGTTTTTGAATAATATTTATATGGCTTTTTAAGTACCTATCAAATAATATAAGGTTCTCATTCCTTTCCAATATTATCCTTCGTAATCCTAATACTCTTCTTGCCAAATAAGTATCTGGGATTCTTTCTAAGCCTTCAATATCAATATACATGTTATTTATTTCCCTACTAAATTTTAGATAATCAGTAATGTATCCTTCTCTTAATATCTCATAGTTAATACTATTAACATTATTGACTATCCAAAAAAGATCTTTTTCTCTAAATCTTATATTGGTCCGTAATTCACTATCATAGGAAGGATTAGAATGTTGTTCAGCAAAAAATCTGACAAATTCCATTGCTTCATCATTTAAACGTTTCAAAATTACTAAATTGTGTAAAATATTTTCTTTCTTCTGTCTTTCTTCTTTTTTCTTATCATGTTCTATTTGTTTTTTCATTTGGTATGTAGCAACAAAATATGCGCCAAATGCTCCAGCAATTCCACCAACCATGCTTAATAAGCCGCTAATTATAGCAATTCTATTAGGTTTTTCGAGTTCACCAACACCAATTTGATACGCAATAATTGTAAGAACTACTACTACACTAATTGTAAGTCCAGCTAGTGAAATCAAAACATTTACTAATAATTTCTCACTTTTATTCACTAAAATACCCCCAAAATTTACTAAATTGATAGTATCATGGGAACGAAATAAAGACTACACTCTTATGAATGTAGTCCTGATTGATTGTGTTAAGCAATAATAAAAAGTCACACCTGTTAGATGTGACCGGATAACGCTATTTATAGATAGATTCCCTGTTATAATAAGGGAAAGGAGGTGATAACATGAACAAGAGACCAACTAGTAAACTTTCTAACCCTAATACTGTAACACCACGTAAAATTAATGACTCTGTTGATAAACCCTCATTTACCAGCAGACCCCCAAAACCGGTAACACCTAAGAAGTAAGTCCATTAGGAAACCTATCGTTGAACAAATCTTGCGCTTCTAGGGCGCTATTTAAATTGTAGATATTTATGACAATTCCATTATCAATATCTACATAAGTCTGATCAATTTGAACATCGTAATATTCCATAATTTTTGTCCAATGATCAACTGCCTCGAGTACTATTGATTTTCCACTTTCATGTGCTCGAGGCACTTTTATTAAAAGTCCAATCATAGATGTAGATTCTCCGTATTTCTTAAACTCTATTATTTGCCCTTCATTATTCAAAAAAGTGGAATCCCATACTGTTGTATGCACATTTAAAGGGGCAATATTATTTTTTTCTCTTACTTCATTTATTTTGTCCAACATTTTTTTGTATGCATTTTTTGAAATAAATTTCGCTAAATAAAAACTAACTACAATCGTGATTGAAATATAGAACAATATAAACCATACGCTTCCTGATAATTTAATCAGGCTTTCTAAATTATCAACATACATCCAGTCTTTTTTTAAAAGCGGAAAATCAAAATTCGGCTGTATCACAGTCCATCGAGACATTAATGCAAGTGAATTATAAATCGTTAATACTACAGATACAATCGGAATCCATAATAAAATACTTATTGCAACTACTTCACTATTTTCTCTTTTAGTGGTTGGTGTTATTCCAAATAAATTTATCCAAAAGTACGTTAATAGTCCAGGAACTGTGAATATAATTAGTGTAATTACCTCTTTCAAATTCAACACCTCCTTTAATTAAAATCTAACTTTAATAATTATAACGATTTTTTTACCTTAATTAAATTAGCATAATAAAAAGCCACACCTTGTTAGATGTGACTCTGTAGTGTTGACGTTTTTGCAAACGTCTATTTAGTTGGAAGACTAATGAGTAAGTCCACTTACTCTACATTTACACTATACAATATTTAAAATGCATTTAAAACGACACGTTTACGACGATATAATATTTAATTTAAGTTTGTTCATTTAGACACTCTGTCATCTAATATTTTCAAAAACATCGCTACCATTATGATTAATGGTATGCATAGTACAATTATTATTGGCCAAGAATCCCATACTTCTGTCAAAGATTTTAGCTTTTGCTTATTACTTTCAGAACTAAATACAACAGCTGCAATAATTAAGTAAACAAATGTTACAAAACCAATCGTAAAGGCACCATTATTACTAAGGACCTTCATAAGATCTTTCTCTGTATCATAATTGAATGATTTACTTATAACAACATTTACCCATCTAGTAAGTAAAAAGAGCATACTTAAAGTTGCTAGTGCTACAATGCTAGAAATTATTACTACCTTCCAAATAGGAACTTGATTTATTTTAGAAAATGATTCAGATAGAAGAGTCATTCCACCAAATACACTTAAAACTACAGCTGTAAAAATCCCTAATATTGTAATGAACTGAGGGTATAATTTACTTACTTCTTTTTTGGATTCATTAATGTCATCAATCATTTTTATCTTTGACTTATTCATTTCATTTACTACTTCACCAATGTAAAATCCTACTTTCGACTCTAAATCTTTTTCATAATCTACTTTTAAAGACTCAAAGTACTCTTTCTGATTAAACGATAATTTGAAATGCCTTGCTATTTTTTGAATTTTCTCCGCTATTTCTTCCTGACCACTTTCAATACTATTAGCAGCAGTCATCAAAATTTGTAATATTCCCTCAATTTCCTCTGACTTTAAGTTATTCTTAATAACCATACTAAATATAGCTGGATAATCAATTTCTATTTCACTCTTTAATACTGTATGTATAAGTGGAGTGGTTTTTTTATAAATACTTTCATCGATAGCATTCTGATTATTCACCACTCTCACTAAAGTCAAATATAATTTTTCTTGATTAGAGTTAGATTGTTTCATTATTTATTTACTCCAAATTTGAAATTTTGGATTTGTAATAAAATCAAAGCGTATTTCATCATCTGAATATGAGATATCTTTTTCACCATTAGCAATCTTTGAAGAATCATTTAACCAAGCTTTATGTTCATGAGTAAGGTGCACTAATCGAAATGGATCGTAAGGCAGTAAATTAGTTAATGCATCTTTAATCATTTGCTTATCTTCGTCTGCGACTTCTTCTTTATCATCTTCTGATTCAAATAGAAATGTTTCTTCTTGGCTAGAAAAAAAATCAAAAAATTCACTAAAATCAATTTCCTTCGGAACTTCTTCAATATTTGAAGCTCCATAATGATCAAAACGGAAGTATACGTCCGGAACTACCGGACCATACTTCCACTTTTGAATTTCATTATGAAATAATTTCTTATTGAATTCAGTTAAATATTTTGCTTGTAAAAAATATAAGATTTTCTGTAACTTTAAATTGCTAACAGGTGTCCCTCTAGATGATGAGTCTTGAATAACAAAATCTGCTATTGTATTTGCATCATATGGTCTAACCATGCGTGCTCCTCCTTTTTAGAACTAATCATCTTCAATTACAGTTTATCAATTTTCCAACATATTCTCAATACATTCCATCCAAGTCACACTAATTACCAAGAAAGACGTAATCCATCTGTGCCAAAGAACAACACCGACATCGCATGGACCGCTTCTTTTAAATCCCTTTGAGCAGTACGTTCATGGACATGGTGCAACTCTGCTATTTCAGCACAAGTTTTCTTTTCTTCAGTAATATAGAAATGCATTAATGTATTGTACCTCCGTACCTCTTCGGCTCCTAAGTGCTTACAGTCCATTTCATATACTTTAATCATATTATCGATAAAACGCATCATAGCAAGTGTACGAGCTTCACTTCTTTTTATTGATTCTAATGATAAATATTCCTTATCAGTGGTGAATAAATCATCTGGTTCTCCCTCATCAATATCCACTGTCTCTTTCATTTCATCACAGTACATTTTTAAATGGCGGTAGTTTTTCAATAATATCTTTGTATTAAATAACCGTCTGTCTAAACGTCTAGTTTTTTCCTCTTGTTGCAGTTCATTAAACTTTGATATTGCTATCTCTGCTATAGCAGTTATTTGTTCTTGTTCAAGATTACTCATTAGTACACCCCGTTTCATTCTACCCGATTTATACTTGCTTCCGCTTAAAAATATAAATTTAATTCTTCTTTAATAGACATATTGCCAATCACCTTCCAATCTTAATTCATAAAATATAAGTGAAAACAAGATAGATTTTTTTGAAAATTTTTCACTGTACGGGGGCAACAACATGTGCAAAAGGGAGGTGAAAAAATAATGAAAAAAATGGACCCACAAAAATTGATTTGTGACAGTTGTTGTGAAAATAACCGAGTTCTTTGGCCCCGTATAAAAGCTGTTGACATATGTTCTATTCAACCTCCTCCAGTGGTTACCCCTGGAGGAACTATTATTCCAACAATAAATAGATATTTCTATATTGTTACAGAAGATATTGATTTAACAAATGGGGTAACCCTTCTAGCTAATTTATTTACAGATGATAATGGCGATCCAGTATCAGAATTCAAACTTTTTAATCCCAATGGCTATGTCAATCTTTACATTAATGCAGTGATGCAAGAGGGCGGTGCATATAAAGTAACTCCAGATTCGTTAACCCTTAACCCATTTAATACAACGATTTTTGCGGGAACTCCAATCATTATAGAATCTTTGGGATTCCAACAAATGTGAAATAAAAATCTTCTAGATAATATTTTTCCCTTGAAAGGAGGTGAAAAAAATGGCACTTTCAATTATTAATATTCATGTAAACGTTAATGGTACTTCCACAAGATTTTTTGATGTGTTAGCAGCAGATTTAACAGTTGCTGATGGTACTACAATCGCTGCAACTGCCTTTCTAAATGATAGTGGGACTGCTGCGACTGCCTTTCCAGTAGTAGCGAACGGTTACTATAATTTCTATATTAACGGCGTATTACAGGAAGGTGGTTCTTATACGATTTCTGCAACTGAGTTAACTTTTAACGGTGTTGCTGGTACAATCGGAGCCGGAACTCCATTAGTAGTAGAAGCTGTAGAATTAGTTACACAAACTTAATGATTAATTTCATTCCAAATCATAAGTTTTAATAGTATGAAGCTTTCTAGCCTTTCTTCTATTTTGGTGTTTAGGGTCACTTTTATCCCAAGTGACCCTTTACATTGATTTGTTTTTAATTACCTGTCAAAAGCCTGGATATATTCATAGAGAAAGCATTATATAGTGTATCCCTCTTTTCTCCGATTCTTTAAATTTCCATTTTAGCCATTTCTTCTTAAGGAGATAGCTTTTTTCATCGTTTACACAAATTTTATAGTAATGTTTTTAAATCCGATTACATACATTAGTTTTGGGATAGCAACCTGTTGCATTGCATCGCCCAAGTTGTTATTACACACCGCTATCCCGCCAATACATAATTTAACCGACGAAGCTGCAAATTTTTTAATGTATAGGTAACATCAATTTGCACAAATTAATTTTGAGTGTTTCGCACGCACTTATTAGGTTGTGTGGCGTTGGTTGACCGTCACACCCTCCCTCACTTAGGGTCACTTCCAACTCAGTGACCCTTTTATAATTTCTTTCCTCATATTGTGCAGTAATTGAATCAATCCATATTTTCAAATATTACCTAATTATGTTATCCTTATATAAGTTATTAACTTATATATCAGGAGTTGTTATGCAATGAAAACAATGTCTACAATGGGATGGATTATATTTTTCTTAGGCACCTTTTTATTTTCACGCGGATGGAGCAGAGTATCAGGTACCTTCGAATACAATTCATCTATTCCAGATAAATCTGTTGCACTAATATACATTTCTATGGGCGTTTTTGTTATTTTCATTTCATTCTTTGTAAAACCTCTAAAGGATAAATAACTTTACTGAACAATTTCTTTCAATTGCGTTTAAAAATTCCCATTGAATTAATCGCATTGCTAATTACCATCAATCGTCTTTCTAGCGGCAACGACAACCATTTTTTAAATCTCAATACCCTACGCCTCCGATCGGTTGCAAAGATTCATCATAGAGAAAGGCAATGCTTCATCAAGAGTGAATTTAATGTTGTTTATGTCTTCTAATGATTTCTTCGCATCTTTGATACAGCCATAATATAGACCGCTTCCTGAAAACCAATAATCCTTTACGATTGTTTTGTTACATTCCTCATGCAAATGAAAATTCATGCGTTGTTCATCTTCTTTAGCCGCAACATATACCACACTTTCACCTTTTTCGATTTCCTCTATACAGCCAAAACACGTATGAGCTTTTCGTGTTGTAACCATTCGTTTATTTTTAATGTCTATCATTAGCGATTCCCCTCCCGAACCAGCTACGTTTTTTCGAATGTAATGTCAGTGTTCCTGGCAGAAAAAACACTGGCTTTTCTTGACGTAACATATAAGACTTCCCTGTTTCTTCATCTATTCCGATTACAGCCTCGTTTGGCTCTGTTACATAAATTTTCAATACTTTACCGTTTAATCTACTCCAATCTATTGTTTTAACAGTTGTCATTATTTGTCCGCTCCTTCCCTTAAACTTTCAATCTGCTTCCGATTAAGTTTCGACACATTCGTTGGAAGACCATATTTCTTTCGCACTTCTTCCTGTGTCATTCCATGCTCTAATCGACAGTGCGCTGTAGTGATAATAATCCCTACATGGTTGCACCCTTCAACAAGACACTTGATATAACCACCATGTTTAGCACTCCAATAATTTTCCGCCATCACAATTCACCCCTTTACAAAGTAGTTTTTAATGTAATAAATTTTGGTTTATAAATTCATAGCAACGTTCGATATTCCTAAAGACCTCTTCAAATTCCGCTTCTTTTTCTACGACATAGAATCTTTCAGTTCTGCTAATTTTCAGTTCTCCTACATTTAATGTCCTCTCAATCTGTAAAGCTTCTAACCGTTGAAATATCCAATCATTTTGTTGAATGTTAGTATCACAATCAAAGATATTTAACTGTTGAACTAAGGACATCCCCAACACGCCCCTTGCACCTTATTTCTGTACCAACTTTTTCGATTGGTCTAAATTGAGCGCTGCTAAATAATCAACAGGAATGCCGTTTCTCGATTTCGCAGGTTCACAATTATCTCTAAAGAAATCGAGCGATATAGATTTAGAACCCCGTCCAGCATTTTGGTTTTCATATGCCGCTTCTAACTGCTCAAAACGCAACACATAAATTTCCGGCTCATTTTTACCTTCCAACCAAAAAGCCACTAACAAAAATGCAATTGCTCCATGCTTATTCCATGATTTCAACAACTGATATTGATGCGGCGAGATATTTTTCAATGGGAATCGTTTAACTTTGGTTTCTTTCGCATCAAAAATGATTGAATGACCCTCGTAAATTCCGCTATAGTCAACCCACGTCGGTGTATCAAGGTGTCCCGTTACTTTATTTCCTTCAGTATTTAAAATTTTTACTGGCGTAGGTACTTTTCTAATATCCGCTAACCAAGCATTTCGATATTGGTTATTTGTCATTTCTACTAACATTTCTAACTTCGCGCCTCTATTTGCGTGACTTCTGCTGTATGTTTTCCTCAATGCTTTCAACCCTTTCTACAAGCGCGGCCCAATGTATGAGCCGCCTATTGTTATCTAATTTTTTTAATGCTCATAATGACATAATCTTCTGGAATGCCGTTTTCTCCGCCTTCTTGTAAGTAAATGACTCTTACTTCTACAAACCTGCCTGTGTGCAATATTTTGTCATCGTCAAATTCATTTATTTTCAACTTGTCACCAACTCGAAAGTTCTGATTATTAAAACCACATACAAATGTTTTCAAGCCTTTTATTACCGCTTCAAATTCATCTGGATAGCTGTCTAATTCGTGCGTCATCGGTTTTTCTTTTTGCTCCGATTCAATGACTTCCTGTCGCTTCTCTTTTGCAACAGATGGCGTTAGCGCATTGCCTTCCTTGTATTCTCTGACAACTTCTTGTTGCTGTTCTTCCGGCAACCTCGACGTTTCATAAGCAGTTGTAATATTGATGTTTTCCTTGTCAAACTCCTCTTTTAACTCAGGAATCAACTTTTTATTTATGCTTTCCATACGTGCAACTTGTGTAGGTGATACCTTCATAAGCTGCGCGACTATTTCTCGTCTTCGCCCTGATATAGGAAACCCACTTTTCTTTAAATCCGTTAGTAGCTCCTGTAGTCGAGCCGCTTGATACGTTTTTTCAGCATCTGTTAACTCCCTAGCTGTCGAGTTTGCTAGGATAAGTTGCAATTCAGCTTGAATGTCGTCTACCGACTTCATAACCTTGCATGGTATCTTTTTAAACTGCTCATTTCCCTCCACAAACAGTTCTTGCATGGCTTTCAATCGTCTATGTCCACTTATAACCTCAAAACCGTTTTCTTGCTCACGAACTAATAAGTTTTGTTGAAGCCCCATTAATTCAATACTGGATTTTAGCTCCGCTACATCTTCAACAGTGTATTTATTCTTTTCTGACGGTCGTAACCGCTCAATCGGAATGTGTTCTATTTTGAAAGCAAGCCCTTCCTTTTCTACCGCTTCTTTAGATTTATCATTCATCAGCTGATTTAGATTGAATTTCATGTGTCCGTACCCCCTTTTTTGTGTCCGAAACTAACACATTTGTAGGTATTCTTCGACCAATTTTTCATAGTCTTGTCCAGCAGTTGACTTCTTGTAATCTAATAGCGGTTTGCCGACGAATGTCGTTTCATCAACTTTCACTGTTTTTCTTACTACAGTGTGGAAAAGTGGATAACTTGTGGATGAAAACAAATATTCGCATCCTTGTACATTTACACCATTTTTTTGGAACATCGTAATGAAGCATCCTTTGAATATGATGTTGTCATTAAATTCTTTAACATCTGCTATTTGCTCCACCAGTAGCTCTAAACCATCAAATGCAAACTTATCCACCTTAATTGGCACCAATACATCGTCAGAAGCAACAAGAGCATTAATAACCGTCATGTTAATGTCTGGCGCATTATCGATAATGCAATAATCGTATTCATTAGTTATCTGTGATAATGCTTTCCGTAGTCGTGTTTGCTGCGGGCGCGAAACGTCTAGTAATATCTCTTTATTAGCACGTAACAGATTCATATTTGCAGGAATAATGTTTAACCCTTCGTATGCTGTAGGTTTAATAACACTCTCTATGCTGCAATCTCTATCTGTCAGCAGATCTGCTAAACTTTTATCCTCATAGCTATGCAAACCGAAAAATTTAGAGGTATTCCCCTGTTTATCGTTATCAATGAGCAGTACCCTTTTTCCATGCACTTTTACTAATGTGTAGGCAATATTGATAGCAGATATGGTTTTAGCCACCCCGCCTTTTAGGTTGATTATGCTGATAGTTTTCATATATCCAATCTCCTTTTCTTTTCTACTAATGTTTCCATTGTATCTATCTGCATCATTTCCACCTGAATATACGCGCCACTTACGTAATCCGAAAATGACACATTCATTTGTTTGAACTGATAGTTTTTATACATTTTTTCAAAGATCTCTTGCGCATTAATTTCTTCCGTTGCGATTTTAGTAGCACGTCTACGCGTCAACTTCGTGTCCGACACGGTTACTTTAGGTTTTTTGAGATTACGACTAGGTGTATAGCTCTTCATCGTTTTTGGTCCTCTCTCTTTAACCAAGTAATTACCTAACGGCCTGAAACTCTCACCTCTTGAATCTAAACGTTCCGAACCCGCCCTCCCTTTATTCCACAGCAATTCAGCCGCTTCTCTATCAGGAAAGTTAGTCACCATATGATGATGTGCACGCACCTTCTCACCGTTACGCGTATGTTCTGTTGTATAAATATATTTCAACTCGAAATCAGCATATTTCTCTTGTTTCTTTAGCCAATTCTTCAAACGTCTGACGTAGTTCTGCATATCCTTTTTAGCTTGCGCATGGTCTTCTGGCACATTGTGGTCATCATACGTATGTGTCATGTATAAATCGTGATGGTTTCTAAAGTTCACATTTATCAATCTCGCTACATGTTTTTGTCTATTTTTTTCATTCAGCTTTGTTTGTGCCTTGCTGCTGTTTTTATCCCTCTTTACACGTTTCCCTTGCGGTACTGTCCAATACGGGTAAGCTTCTACCTCTAGAACAGGTCCGCTCCAAATACTTTTCACACGATACCCCGCAATAGCTCTATCCAGTAAGCTATCTTCATGCATTTTCATTAATTCTGACTCACCAAATGTTTCTTCATATGACGCTAAAACGTGTCTAACCTTACGCTGTTTATCCTTCATGGCTACTCTCTCCCAATGTGTTAATAATCTAGTATCCTTGTGGATTATGGTCGTAAATCTAATATCCATTACAAGGACGCTAATTGACTGTTTGCCATGAAGGTTGCTATACTAGCAATAGTCAAACGAGCCGTGTTAACTGTCCAGAGTTTATACGGCTTTTTTTATTTTCTAAAATCAAAGCCCTTGCGATTGCTCACAAAGGCTTTTTTGTTTTTTATGGCGCTGGAATCGTACGTGGTCGTCCAGTTTCACGATGCACAATTAACCAACTATCCGTTAACTTTTTACTTATAAGCCAGTTAAAAGGATTTAATCGGAAACTAGCTATATATTCTTTTTCCTGTCTTGTTAAATTGCGTGGTCTTTTCAACGTAATATACCCCCTTATTGATTTTGATGGCTTGTCCATCTTTGAATTGCTAGACACTATATCCGCTTCTTGTTATAATCGGATTAATCTAAATCTGACGTTTTAGACCGTGCTGTTTAATCGCTACAACGATTAAGCAGTTTTTTTATGTCATAAACTTGAATTTGCATTAAATTTCACTACTTTCGCTGATTTACCTTGTTTGCATAATTGACTAGCCATCTCATATAAATTGTTACGGCGTTTTGCTTTTATCTGATTTTCTAAGTGCTCGATTTTAGAAACACTTTTTTCTAAGGCTGCTATACAAGCCCTCACCGAATCATAATCACCATCACGTAAATACCAATTAATTGCTGTTGTTATATCCTCGCAACATGCTATTTCTTTTGACAGTTCCAATTCTGATAAATCCTTTTCTTTCATCCCATCACCTCCAATAACAGATTTACTTGAAAAATTCACGAACACTAGATTTTTCAGACCTTGTTCATATGCTTGCTGTAGCTGTTCAATCAAATCCTCATTCCTCCCTTTCCTCCCAAAAATCTACTAAAATTTGCTATAATCACCTAAAGGAGGTGATTCGAATGTATACAATTCAACAATTACAAGCTGCTGATTTCTTATTAAAAAGATTAAGTAATTCAGATTTTTTTAGTTTTTATAATCGGAAATTAAAACTCGTTATCGAATTAAACGGTTCTTATTGGTATGGAGATTTCGTAAATTTCAAAGATAACTATCCAATACAGTTTTTTATTGAGGGTGATGGAGACGTTGACTATACTCGCTTTTATTCAGATGGAATAAATGCTACTATCATCTTCAAAAAAATCATAGAAACGTATAACGCTCAAACCAATAAGGGTACGTTTTATACAAATCCATTCAAAAAAATTTCAACCCTCGATTTACTATTTAAAACCATCTTTGAATTAGTAGATTTAGCAGACATTAAAGTTGATGAATCCCCTATCTACCCATATCTGCTAAACGCTCGAACGCTAGATGGTAAATTAAAACTTCCATTCATTAACCTAGAAAATCAACAAATCAATGTTGTGTCGTTTATCGATGTTACAGACGTAATCGATTAGCTCGATATTCAAGGTCTAATCGAATATAACCTAACATGGCGTATGCATCTGTGTACGTCATGTCTTCTGCTTTTAAAAGCTCAATTATTTTGTTTGAAATTTCCTGTGCTTTTTCAAAATCACAGTTCTCCCAAAATAAATTGCTATTGTAAGCTTCTTCTATGTTGTTTACATTTAGCGGATACTTTTTAAGCAAATACTCTTTCACTGGTTCTCGCGGCATATTTCTCACCTTCCTAAAAATTTTATTTGACGTTGCTACCGTCATATAAGCTATAAGTTACGACTATACCGTCATTGGCTCGGTATCACAGCACTTTGATTAGTTATGTATGAAGATGACCTTCACATCAAGCAGCTTGTAAATGTTAATCTTTAGAGGATAAGGTTAACCAACCTTTTACAAACTGCTTGACGTGAGCGAGCTTTGTACCTCGCAAACGTCTAACTTACTGCATGTTGATGATTCAATTTGCTTTGTATTCTTGCATTGTTCCTCCTAACCATTCGTCAATATCATCTAAATCAAAAATTAAAATTCTATCGGCAATTCTGATATGCGGAATCTTTTCTTCTTTAATTAATTTACTGATAGTAGATTTTCCAATCGGACATTCAACAGAATCTAGATATTCTAATAATTTATCTATTGTCCTTACTCTTCTCATTAAGATCCCTCTTTCCAATAAATTATGCTGGTTCTTCCTCTTGCCCTTTCGCAATACTCAAACCAACTCGGATACCCGCTTGATACCCCTGAAGCAACATCATGAAAGCCTGTTGCTCTTGCTCAGTCATATCTTTCAATTTAGTTGCTAAATCGTCAAAAACCGTTTCATCTTTGATGTCATATATTACATCCACTCGACTCACCACTTTCAAATGAGATTACTTTTTAATTGAAATACAAAAGTTCTGTATGAATACATAATAGTATTCATTGAAAACTTTGTCAACGGTTTCGAAATAAAAAGTTTTCATACAGAACTTTTTGTGTTATATTCACTGCAAGGAGGTGATGATATGAATGAACAAAAAGACCGTATTAAGGAATTACGCAAAATTCTCAAATTAAGTCAGGAAGAATTCGGAGATTCAATTGGACTTACAAAATCCAGTATTTCTAATGTTGAAAAAGGTGTTCGAAACGTTACCGAACAACATATAAAGCTTATTACATCCGCTTTCAACATTAACGAGCACTGGCTACGCACTGGTGAAGGTGAGATGTTTGTAAAGGATGAAACTTTCTCATTAGATGAAAAGGCAAAAAAATTCAATCTTTCGGAATTAGAGATTGATATTATGAGTGGCTATATGGAGTTACCTACTACCACACGTAATGAACTTATAGGGCTGTTTGGAAAGATATACAGTAAGCACACTGAAACAGCTGCTACTACCATTGAGGATGAGATCGATGCGGAAGTAGAAAGTTATCGCAAAGAGTTGGAAGCTGAGAAAAAAGCAAGAACACTATTAGCTTCACAAAGGCGCGAAACAAGTTAAGAAAGAAAAGTAAAATCAATAGGATTTAGACGTTTGGCCAAACGTTTTCTAAAACAAAAAAAGAGTAGCTTTTTGGCTACTCTTTCTTACAATTTAAGGAGGAATGCACATGGCTAGCTACGAGATTTTGGAACCTACAAAAAAAGGAGAAGATCGTATAAAAGTCACTGTAGAAGAAGGATACGATGAAAGAGGCAAGCGAATTCGATATACGAAAACTGTTCGCATGAAAAGCTTGTCCGATCGCGCAATCAAAAAAGCGATTAAAGAATATGAATTAGAGGTAGCAACATCAAATAAAAACGTTAGTTTAGATAACATTACATTTGAGGCATTTATTACAGATAAATGGATGGAATTACATGTGAAGAAAAATTTACGTATACGCACATATCAAACTTATAGTAATACCGTAAACAATTTCATCATTCCTTATTTTAAAAATATGAAATTAAATAAGATTAAAACTATTCATATCGAGGAATTTTTTGCTCATGAGAAAGCTGAAGGTAGAAAAAATTTTAAGGGGAAATATCTCATACTAAAAAGCATTTTTACTAAAGCCGTCGCCTGGAAAATGATACACAAAGATGATGATCCGATGGCTGCTATTAAAGAGCCTAATGACGCTAAACGAAATCGTGAAAAATATTACTATACAGAAGAAGAACTAATCAACTTATTCAAAATATTAGATAAAGTAAAGTTGAAACAAAAAATAGCAATTAAAATGGCGGCTGTACTCGGACTAAGACGTTCTGAAATCTTAGGAATACGCCACCATTGTATAGACTTTAAAAATAATACGATTTTAATTGATGCTCAATTGCATTACGACCAAGAAGATAAAAAGTTTCTATTAGGACCTCCCAAAAACGGACAAGCTAGAACAGTTATGGTTCCATCTAAATTTATGGACGAAATCAAAGAATTTGCTGAAGAACACAGACACTTAAAAGAACGATGTGGTAATGCATGGGAACCGGCTCTAGATGAGAATGGTGAACCTATTGATTTAATATATACAAATCCTTATGGTTATCCAAATCATTTAAATAGCATTACAAACGAATGGAGGAAGTTGTTAGAACGTAATAATTTTACTTACATCAATTTTCATGGACTAAGACATTCATTTGCTAGTTTTATGGTTGCTAAAAACTCGAACTTTAAGGTGATTCAAGAGCAGCTTGGTCACTCGGACATTCGTCAAACAATTCAAACTTACAGTCACTTAACCAATGAAGATAAATTAAAAGAAGTTTCAAAATTTGATAATATTTTATAA